AGTTCCCAAACCACTAGGACCTATGTCAGTTGCAATCCCTTGCGCCCGCATCATCTCACCAATGGTTTGGGGTTTGGCAACAGGAACCGGGTCAATACCAAGATTACGATTTGCACCAATCTTCTTTGCTATCTCATAATCAAGGTCAACATCTTCCTTACGAAGACCAAGTTCGAACATGCGTGCCTTGATTTTTTCACCAGACACACCGGCTTTGCGAGCAGCGTTTATTCTTTCTCTAACTGTTGGCATTTGAATTCCTTAGTCTGGTAAAAAGTCTTCAGCTGTCGGCTTGCCCTTGGGCTTGCCCTTCTTCTTCTTCTTTTTTGATGGTCGCTTCTTACCTTTCGTGGTACTACCGCGTCTGAGTGATTTCTTAACAGCCTCAACACCCTTCTTTGTGTCTTCCAAAATTGTAGCATTATTGTCTAGCGTTTCTTGAACAACTTCATCCAGTGATTGTTTCTCTTTAGGAATTGCCCTTAGTCGGTTTTGTGCAGCTGTGTACGAACTATTTGCAGCTTCCCACTTGCGTTTTTCTTTGTTGTAAGCAGCCATTCTCCTTCGAGACGTAACTGTCGGCGGAGTTGGGGCAAGGCCAGGATGTTTGACCTTGGCCAGCTGGCGCTCTTCAGATTTTAGTTCTTGATGTCTGCGCTCAGCGTTGGCTCGCAACTTGTTGTTTGCAGCTGTTGCACCCCTAGCTGCTGCCTTAAGTGCCTTGCCGGCTGCTGAAGGACCTCCGCGTCCCCTTCTCTTACCAGCAATTTTCAGTGCATCCAGCGCACGTTTCCATGCAGCGTTTGCTGTAACACGTGCTTTATATGCTTTGGCAATCAACAGGTCATTTTTTGAACCACGAAGACCGGATTCTGTTAGTGTCTTCTGACCATACAGTTTGGCATTTGCCCTTGCCTTCTCAGCCTGTGCACGATATAGCTCTGCTCGTGCCATGTCCTTCTCGGACTGGGTTGCAATCTTCGGGAAGAGTCGCTGAACAGTTGCCATCTGGGAAGCGGACGGTTGTGTCGGACCACCCATTCCAAACGCCTCAAAGATTGTGGTTGGTCGTCTTCGCTCAGGTCGAAGAACATGGGATGCTGCCTGAAGGATGAGTGCCTGTTGCTGAGGTGATTTTGCCAGTCGCGCGGCCGCATAAATACCTTCAGGTGTGTTCAAATCGAACTGTGATGCAGCCTGCGCAGGTGGTGCACCAAGAACTTGTGCGGGTGCTGCTGCCGGGGCCACCCCAGACGTTGCTGCTTGTTCCGGACCGATTGAGGCCGTAGTAACAGGTACATCAGGAATTTCCGGGTCTCCAGCCAAGACTGGTGTCAGTGCTGGTGCTATCGGTGCCTGAGCATCTTTCATCATTTGTGCTCTTTGATAAACCTCACCAGCGTATCGTTGCTGTTCAAGTGTAGGTCCAGCGGGCTGAACAACCTCACCTTGCGATAGAAGGTCGCCGCCAATACCGGTTCGACGTGCCATTTGCTCACGAACTTCACCAATTTCACGAGGAGCACGCGAACCGGTGTCAACCAATCCTTGTTTTACCAAAAGAGCATTATCAAACTCTTCACCAAGGATTTTGTCGGTCTTGCCAGCAGGTGTGGCCGGTTCCTCACCTACCAGATGCTGATACTGTTGCAATGAATTCATCAAGAATTGTGCTTCTTTGACTGTCTCTGGGTTACCTGCATTTATGTAGCGATTCAGGTATTCAACAGCCTCTTTTCGTGGTCTACGAAGAAGCTCAGCAAACTGTGCAGTCACACCTTTCTTTGTAATGGAATCTTTCAGCTTATCCATTTTCTGCTTGACTTTTGCCTTATCAGCGGCATCTTGTTTCTCGAAGATTGCTGCCTCTTTCTGTGCACGCCTTTCATCAGCGCCCATGACAGGTTGCATATCCAGAGGTGCTGTTGGTGCCCCAGCAGGTGCAGCAGGTGAAGACACAACACCGGGCGCAACTGTTGGCGGGGCAGGAACATCCGGAACACCAGGTGTTGGGCCATCCTGAATTGGCGATGGACCTTGTGGTGCCTGGGAAGCTTGATTAGCTTTCAACCTTGCAGCAGCAGCCTGCTTCATCAGGTCATCATTGTGTTTACCAGCAGCTTCAACACCACCTTTGATAAGACCTGCCACACCAATCAATGCAGGTGAAGAAACAACCTTGTCTGCCATGCTCAGGGCTTTTCCAATTTTGGTCATAACATCTTCACGAGGTGCACTCTTGATTTTTGTTATGTCGTGCTGACCTCTACGGTCAAGATAACCTGATACGTTACTAATAATTCGAGCCATTGTTTTCCCCTTATCCAAACAACGAACCACTATCCAGCGTTTGATTTTTGGCGCCTTGGGCTGCCGTCCGATAGATTGCTGCAACTGCAGGATTTGTTGCTGAGTTTGCCTTAGCATTGAATGCATCTTCCATTTGTCGCCAATCATAATCTGAGGTGTATACAGTTCCCTCATGTTGTGTAACGATTGCCTTGACATCTGCGTGTGCTGCCGCTGTCTCACCTGCACGTGCCTTCTTGGCTGACAATAGTTTGCCCTCTTCTGCCAACGCCTGTGTTTTAGCTGCCGCAGCTTTTTGTTTTGCTGCTGACATTTGTTTCGCAAAGCCAGCCCTGAATTCAGCTTCCTTATCCGCTGCCTGTGCAGCTGTTCCTCGAGCCATTGAAAGACCTTTACCACCCTCGATTAGGCCTCGCTGGGTTGCCAGTGCTGTGGCAGCACCACGTCGTAAACCTTTGACCGCAGCTTCTTCTTGCTTTCCAATCTCTTGGATACCTTCTTGTGCAGCAGTTACTTCACCTTTAAGACCTTCTACAAGCTGCTCTTCAATATCTAGCTCGCCTTGAAAAATGCTTTCATCAAAGTCCACTGGAACTCTGTATACAACGCCATTCATTGTGACTTGTTTTCCTGTTCCAGCGGTATACTTCCCAGAGATGCCTTCGGTGTCATCGGTGTCAACTGTGTTTCCTACGTTATCTGCCATTTTGTTTTACCTCTTCCTACTGATACTGGACTATATATGCGTCGTGGACGTCGACATCTTTCCGTAGATGTAAACCCAATTTCCACCCATCCCTACAAAACACGTGTTATTTGTGTGGGCACCAGCACCAACGTTCAAACCGCCAGCATCTGATATTATCCACCTTACTTCCATCACAAGCTCGCCGCCCTCTGTATTTGGTTCTCTGGTTCCGCCGGCAACAGTGCCAACAGGTTGTCTCTCATAGGTTCCAAGACCTGACTTGCCAACGTAATATGGGAAGCCTTGATTGTAGTAACCACGAGTGTTCTCTCCGGAAACAACATTCTCCACCAAAGGAATCTCAAAGATTTCAAAGTCGTAATTATTGTTTGTCCAAGTTCCGCCGCCCCAACCCGGAGCAAACTTTCCGCTCTTGACCCTGTCAACGAGATAGTCTGTCTTGTCGCCTGGTGTCATTGTGGCATAAGCAACCTGTTCGTATTCCTTGGCATCAGCTCGAAGTCCTGTACTGATTCCTACACCAATAGCTGAGGTGAAACTAGCGTTTGATGGAACATGTCCAGCTCCCCACGTGCCTCCATCCCTGCCATCGCCATCAAAGTTAGGATAACTTGAACCATCTGTGTGGGCATGAGAATAGTAACTATGAACAGCAATCACTCGGTGAATTGTGAAAGGCTGAGAAATTGGAATGATTCTCCTGTCCTGAATGTTGCCGGACCATGGGTCAAGAGTGCCTGAGGTTTGTTGCGGACCATAAGGGAGACCAATCTCATTGATGTCAGATGCTCGAATATCATTCCATCCGCCAAACATTGGAACAGCAAGAACGAAATATCCTGTATCAGCTTCAATGGGTTCCTCAGCCGGCTGGACACCTCGAATATCGCGGCCAGCAGCCAGACCTTTACTCGCATTCACATCAAGGATTTCTGCATTTCTTTGTAGGCGACCATTGGCTGCAGTACCTGCTCGAGCTGTGATGTTGGAACCCGATGTTACAGAATCAAAGGTGATTGACTGTCCGGATTTTGTACCTGACATTGAAGTGGGAATGTTTTGGATTCCATAAGAACCTGAGACATACACATCCCTTTCTTGGATTGCGCCCTCAAAGTTAAGCTTCATTGTTAGAGATGATATTGCAGCGCGCTCTGTTGCATCAACATCGTTTACCCATCCTTCCCATAGGTTTGGGAAGTTGATATTTAGTGTGTACGTCTTCAGTGGGTCAATTGCCTCATTAATATCTGTAATAAAAACGGGATTGAATTGCTGGGCCATACCATTGAAAAAGGCCATACCAGGAATACTTCCGCTATAAATCGATTCCTTGGGAACGTTATAGACAACATCTGCTGAGTCGCCATAAACATAGCTCTGGTCTTTGGAACGAATTTCGATATCCATGTCATAGGTGAATGCCCGTTCGGACTCAAACTCTGAATCATCTGGCGTTGCAGTTCCATCCCAGGTATCGAATGCCGCATTTGGACCCATTCCCAAATCCAACGAAACAGACATTGACTTCAAAACAGACATTGGTGTGTCAGAACCAACAACCGTTTTTGTCCAGTGGTCTTGCAAAGGCGGTAGAACGAACGGAATAACCAGTTGCGACCGGTCAAAATCTGGGTCTTGCTCAGAGAATGCATAGGCAGGAAGCCTGGGAATATTGAATGTCATGCTAAAGTTAGCATTGTTTCGTTCCAGGTTTTCAGCCTGAACTGTTCCACTTACCAACATCTGCTCGATTTCAAGCATAGGTGTATTCCAGTGCTGCTTGGAAAGTTTCGTACCGCGTGTTAGATTGACCTTCGAAATTTTAGTCATAATTAAGTTTTCCTTTCGAGCCACGTCAATGTGAGATTATAACCCTGCTGGCGCCAAGGCGCGTATGGTTGAGTCATCCACCTGACATCTCCAACATCTACTGTTGATGATGTATCCCAATCCGGTATGAAAATGTTTACTCTGACGCGTGACTTCGCAGCAATAGGAACATTGATATCACGTGCTGTTATGCAAACACCGTAAGCCTGATTTCCCATGCTAGGCAGCATATCAGATGACCATGATGCATCATACATCGCCAGCTGACCATCAAGATAGAATTCTGACTTATGCAATTCAACATTGCTTGTATCAACCTGAGAAGCATTCATGGGTGAATCAACCTCAAGCTGCAATACAACATCTTCCACAAAAGAACCACTAGTAATTGTGTCGACCGGTCCGGTTGTTGACCATGTCCAGTCTTTGTTGTATGGCGCATCTGTTCCGGAAATATAATTAGAATCGACCTGCAAGAACAGGTCCATATCAGTCACAACCAAAGGTCTGTCAGCCCAGAACGATGACTGCCAAATGAAACCATTTCGACAATACTTTCCGCCAGAACCTGCCTGAACATTTATGGCAGCTGATTTAGAGTTGACACCTTTCATTCGAATGCCATCAGTTGGGTTTGCCACATTGTTGTTGACGGCTTGCATGAACGGCGGCTCACGAAAAACAGTATCATTGTCTGCGCCCACCAACCAATCGAATCGACGCTCAGTGTAACCAAAAACAGCTTGCTGTTGAATCCAGCTAGATTTGTCTGTGCCGGGTGGGATGAAATTGAAATGATTAACAGCATCATCAACAAACCTGGAAATTCCAGAAGTGTCTATCAACACGCCATCTTCGAATTGCTGTTTTGAAATCTTGCGAGTGCTCATGTTTCTCCTACACCGAAAAAATGTCTGTTGCGTTGACGTGAAGTGTTGATGATGTTTTTATGCATCCAACAATACCCACATTTGCAGCAGGTCCGGCATTGTTTACGTATCCATCGTCTTCAAAAACGCAGCCAGCAAAAACAGCTTTTCCTCCATCAGCAACTGTAACAACATCCTGAATCCGACATCCGTTAAAGGCCACAATTGCATTATCCTGAAGTGTGATGCCCTTTGTGAAATCCACATTTGAAACCACATGATTACCACTGGAAAAGTCTGTCTTGGCCGTTATCTCTGAACCGCCGGTTGAGTTGATTCTAATATCATCACCGGAAAAAGCTCCCAAAGGAAACTTCTGTGCTGCCAAAAAGTGAAGTGTATCCGTTTTCTTAACAACGCTTTTGTTTGTCGTCAAGCCCAGAGCATCCAGGGTTCGAAATGCCTCTTGTCGGACTTCTTGCTGATACTGCTCCTTAGGATTGGTCTGCTTAACAACAGGCAGTTCTCGGACATGTTTAGTCATTTATCGACCTCGCCTTCGTAGCCCGGGCATAATTCGAGTAAAGAGTTTTGCCATTCCAACTCTTAGCTTTTCAGCAGGAGAAAGAATATGGCCGAACATTTGAACAATGATTCTGTCACCCTTGACACCTACAGAGGTTTTGATATTGTCGTACTCAGGGTCACCAATCAATAGGTTTCCTTCAGTGCTGACATCATGGTCACCCCACTTTGGTTTTGTTGTGCTAAGCTTTCCCCCAATTGTTGAGAACTTTGCAGCAAACTGAACTGCTGATGTTCCCATCCTGTTTCGAACAGCATCTTTAGCCACACGAATCAAGGCAGCTGGGTCAGATGTGAAATCCAACAGCTGAGCAGCATAGTGCTTATAGTTTGTGGAAGTCAAAACATTGAAGACTCGAATCGGCCATTCTCCTGGAAGGTCACCTTGTCCAGGATTATCAGACTGAAGTGTTGCATTTGAAGATGATTCGACATCAATATTAATGCCTCTTGCCTTCATCATGAATCCGGTGTCATCACTGGAGATTTCTTTGGCTGTGTACATCCAATCAACTGATTGTGCTGTATTTGTATTTTGCACAATTTCCAGGCCGCGTGCTTGGTCATTCCAAACTCTCAGCGGTGCTTGTGCTATGTGACTCCCGGACATCGTGCAAAGGATATTTTCAAATGCTGGTGCATAAGAATCATTATTTGCAGATGCTTTTTTGTAGAAAGCCATCATTAGAATTGGGTTTCTATATCGTGGAATCAAACCAAACTTCGGGGTTATTACATGAGACCCGCTAGCGGCATTCAAATCGATTCGAATTGTATCACCGGTGGCTGAAGGTGTTGCGCCACCTGAGTCATAAACCCTAACACCCTTACTAAGTGTTTCATTTGCAGAACCTACAAAGTATGCGCCTTTTGCACCCAACCTCTCAGGTGGCAAATCAAAAACTGGCTCATAGGATTCAGTAGCGTTTGCGTTGATATATGGTGCCCAGGATGTGTTATCAAACTTGAATTCCATGGAGATTTTTTCAATATTTTTCAGCGTTTCCGGATAAACCCCAATCTGAGACCGAACCGGAACCAGCTCAATAGGAATCCAAATCGGACCAAGTTCTGACGACGAATCAACAGAAGCTCCTGCCCATGTGAAATTATATCCGTCAGGAATCTTGATAGGTTTGTTGATAAAGTAGAAGCCTCTATCACGAAGGTTTGACGTGATATCCTGGCTTATTCCATTGTCAAACCATTCACCGTTGATTGTTCGTCTATCTTCAATATATGATGAAATTGATGCATCGATACCACCGCCGCGGCCCAATTCTAAAATTGAGAATGACCCCTCAGCAGTATTGAAATCTGTTGCATTTTCATCATATATCGTTTCATCTGTTATTGCTGTGGTTGTAACATCTGTCACCATGAAAACACTGTTTGTATCACCAAGAACCCATGGTTGTGGCATATTTTGAACCGCTGCTACGTCCGGAATACTAAAACTTCCGGAATCAATCATCGACACAATCGATTCATAATTCCAAACATGGAAACCACCATCTTCAATCACAAACGAAATATTCAAGAATGGAATGTTGATGAAGATTTGCTCGTCAGTTGGTTGATATGATAGGTTGACACCAACCTGAGATGTTCTATTCCACTCATAGAATGTATGTGGCTGCGGGTCAGTTCCTTGTGATGCACCGTTGTAAGTGTAATAGTTCATCAAACCATTGCTGATTCCTCGTTGGAAGAATAGCTCGAGATTATCTGAGATTCGCTGAACTGTGGTGTTTCCGTAGTTTCGATAGATGCCGTTCTTATCCACCCAAATAATTGCGCCATTTACGTTGACCCATGAGTTTGGATTTAGGATACCCACATCATCTGAGATTGTTACAGTTCGACCACCTGAGATTAGGTCACCTTGTGCTGGGTTGTAGTAATGGGTTTTTCCATCCTCAGTCCAAACAAGCAAGTTACCAAGTGTTGCGGCCACGGCCACAATGTTAGACTTGAAACCTTGAATATTGCCATCCATAATTGCGTTGAAATCCTCAGGGTCTGAGAAATACAAAACATTTCCAACAGCATAGACCATTCGTCTGCCTAGCGCGCAAGCGGCCTGTGGCAATCCAAACTCATCATTGGTTGTGTAGGTTATTCCATCATCTGTAAAGATTCCATCTCGAACAACCAGTGGTTGGATACATGAAACTTCACCGTATGGGTCTTTGAAATCCTGGGTGTAGATTCCATTTACTGCCATTCTTCGTTGTCGCCAACTCTTCTCAGAATATCGGGGGTCAATTGGTGTATAGAACCAAGCACCAGCCCGGGCATTTCCGAAGAACACATAAACTCGTCCAGCATTATCCTTTTGCTCAGTGAACCAGAAAAACTCTTTTTCATCAGTATTGAATTCACTTCCAGTGCTTGCCTCATTTTGACCTGCGTTAATCCATACCTGATAATCCCTCTCATACTTTGTGCCACGAGACGTTTCATAGTTGGCATGACGGTCAGAAATTTCTGAACTTACTTGGCTGGTATGTCGAACAAAAGGAATCTCAAACCTTTCGTCTGTAGTAAGGTCATAGACAAATGCAGTGTATAGAACACGATACTGTCCTAGTCGTGTCCACTCTGAGGCTGCACTTTCCTCACTTCGAAGAAAATCAGATGTATATGCTAGCGTGCGAAAAATGGAGATAATCTGTTTGTGTCCAAATCCTGTATCACGCAACAAATAGGAACCCAGATGCCGCTGTAGACCTACAGGTTGTCCGTCGACCTGTTCCTTTCCGGTCGTCAAACAGGTGTCCAACGTAGCTCGGGTTCCGAATCCAGGTCGAACCTCCCAGCTATCCTTGTTTCTTTGGAGATTTTGAATCCAACTTACGCCTTTGTCATCTTTATTGGGTGTCATACCCTTCTTGAGTAACTCGAGCATTTTGGAGTTTTTGTTGAAGACAGCCATTTATTCTCCTTTACCCATTAACTAGCCACATATCTTCATCACCCACATAACGATTTGCATTTCGCAAGCGGCCCCTCTCTGTGAAGTCCTGAAGATGCCCTAATCGAACTTTGATTTGTCGCATAGTTGAAGAGTTGTTAGCATCATCAATCATGAAGTATGATTTTGCTGCAAACAAAGCAATCAAGTCATGGAAAGCAATCAGCTCTGAGATGTACTCATTATCACCGGAGTCAGTTTTTGTCCAATCAACATTTGATAGAGGAATGAATTCTACACGAATTGTAGCAGTAACATTTCCACTAAACTTCAGGTCTGTATTCTGAAGCATATATTTGGCCGGGCATCCACCACCCGGTGAGACAAGTGCTTCATAAGAGTACACCGGATTGAAAACATGAGACACATTGCCTGAATCGTCTAGCTGAACAATTCGAATGATTTGTGAAACCTGACGTTGTAGGGGTGGCACAGCCAGTGAACCCATGATAGGGTCAACATTTGCCAAACTGTACTGATTGACATTTGACAGTGTGTAATTCTGAGAGACCAAATAGAAGTTTGGGTCGATGTCAGAAACATGCTGAATAAACTCATTCTCTCCAATTTCCAAAAACTGTTGCATATCTGCATCAGACATAAAAGTTGTATCACTCTCATCAGTTATTTTGCGGAAATATCCCGCAACATCTTCTACGTACTTAAGTGCCATTTTTACCTCGCTGCGCCTCGTTGTTTGATGGCTTCATTTACGCTAGTGTCAGCCTGTCGACTCTCAGCCATTTCCATTTTGTTCAACAATCCTTGTTCGCCCATTTGGTCAACTGCTCCAGCCGCCGTTTGAACTGCAGCAACCGGTGATTGCTGTTGAACAGACTGCAACTTAGCTTGGTCCAAACTCTTGGCTGAAGACCTTGGGAAGACCTTCATATTCTTTCGTGCAGCTTCTGCAACCTCATCACCTTCAGGTCCGGGTGGTGCAGATACGGCAATCAAGATGTCACGAACATAATCCTGCCTCTCTTCATCCAAGTCATAGAAATCACGTGTCTTAGAGAATTCATTGAATACCTCGGCAAACGATTTCAGATTATCAGTTGAGAAGACCTCGATGGCTGCACCGGCTCGAACGGCATCCAGCATATCTCGAGCATGTGCCCTGCCTTCCAGCTGCTCAATGATGAAAGCATTTCCTGTTCTGTAAGTTAACTCCTTGAGTGCCTCTTCCTTTTCAAGAAGTCCGGCCTCAAACATTGCCATGATTCGTGTCTCTCTATCCTGTGCCTTATCATGGAAAAGTGAACCAGCCTCGATGTGAATCTCTGGGTCATTGACGATGTTTGTATCATGAACCTCATGAAAAATTACCCTTCCAAGGTTGTCAAGCATGCGATACATCTTCGGCTTTTTATAGTATTCCTTCATGAGTGAAAGAACAGCCTTTGCCATGGCTCCACAACCCCTCTCAATGCTATCCTGTGTTGTCTGGAGAGCACTAACATCATTCGCCGATAGTTTTTCAATGGCCTTACCAGAGATGACACCCACGGCCCTCTTGCCTAAAGTGGTGCTGTGGATTCCGGCAACATCCATGATTTCAGACTGAAGCTGTCGAATGTTGTCGATGACATAACTCGGGATTGGAGCTGCTGAAATCTGCTCTGGCTTTCCACCTGCAGGATTGAAGAAGATTTTCTCTCCTGAGCGTTTGGTAATTGCGTTTGGTGCAACGCCTGAGCTCTTGGGAATCAGCCACTTGGGGTTTGCCATCAGCTCAACATTCTGAAGAATCTGTCCACGTGCCCTATTGTAATAGCTCTGAATTTCAATCAAAGGGGTTATCATTGATAGGCCCCAAAGACGATTGGGAATATCAGTGAACTTCAAGTGCTGGAATGGCCAAACCTTGTTCGGCATCTCACCTTCAAAAATGAATTCATCCTTCAGCAAGAAACCATACTTGCCATTCTTCAGATAAACCTCAAACACCTCCACTTTTCCTGGAGGAATGTAATCAACTGAATTGGAGTATGTGTTATTCTGCTGTGTGAAGGGTGAACCTTTGCCCTCGGTGTCAGCCTCAATTATCTCCTTGTGTTCCGGATATGCCTCAGATAGTTCGTCCTTATCGTAGAATTGACGAATTGCAACCCAACGAGCGTCTTCAACATTTCCTAGGCCTGATTCATAGAAAATATCAAATGGGCTAATTGGTTTGGTGCATACCTTATCAGCATCTGGGTCGTAATAGCTTAACAGCCCTGCATTTCCAAAAAGAAGCAGGTACTCAATGCACTTATTTATGACACATGCGATATCCTCAGATTTCCAGTAGTATCTTAGTGCTGCCTCTGATGCCTGGGCCTTGGTAATATCTTCTTTCGAAGGTGATGCCGGAAGTACAACAACACCAGGATAAGACGCAGCAAGACGTGACAGTACAGTTCGATAAAGCGGGAGCAGCTGGTTGATAACAGGGACATTTGTCACCTCCTTTCTATTCACATATGATTGTAGGTTTCTATCATACGAGATGTTTTGCTGTCCCTGAATGAAACGTTGATTCAGGTCCCAAACTTTCTCTTCTGTGTTCTTAGCGGTTTTAGAGTCAGCCACCTTGGAGATGACATCTTTAAGTTCGAACATGTTTTCCTCTTAGATTCTTTCGTTCAGGATGTCAGATTCACCCTCATAGACGCCGTCTTTGCTTCCAAGGGCACCCTGATATTTTGCGAGGCTTCCAATTATCTTCGCAATCGGGTCTTCTTTTTCGCCGCCCTGCTCTTTGAATTTCTTTTTGGCACCTTTTGATTTCAGCTGAGTTTCAGCAGCGAGACCACCAACCGAGCCGCCAGCCGCGCTTCCAATCTTGGCACCAAGTTGGGGTTGTCCGTAGATGGCGCCGATGAGTGTACCTAGTGCTGTTCCGCCCTTGGCAAATCCACCTTTCAGTTTCATTGCTTTTCCAGCTTCTGCGGCCGCTTGATTTTCTTCTGACTCTTTCAGCATTCGTTCTGCAATTCCTTTGCGAATTTCCAACATGTCTGATATATTGCTTTTTGCCATTTGACACTCCGGTGGTTATCAATATCATACTGGTGCTTAAAGTAGGACGGGGCCTGGGAAAACCCAGACCCCGAACATATTGAACTAACTAACCAATATCTTAGAATTCGATGCCAGTCAGAACGCCGTTGGCGTTTGGTCGGCTGCAAGCGACATTGTAGTACATGCGATAAAAGCCTTCGAACTTGTCCTGGCCCGGCATGCGGGACAGGATTGCTCCGTCCAAGTCTGCGAATCCGGGGCTCTCGAGCTCAACCAGCTTCCAGCTCTTCGTAGTGAGGAAGAAGAAAGTGCCCTTGAAGCAGTCCTTCGAGGTCTTCATTGGGATGTCTCCGTATGAAAGACCCGTGAATCCGCCATCACCCTTGGTTGCCTTGTCCGTGGTAACGTACAAGTTACCAGCCGAGGAACCGACCAGAAGGGCGGTGTATTCCTGCCGCATTGCAGGGGCCATTAGGATGACGTCCGGCGCTCCACCACTTTTCTCAAGAATCAGGTCCAGAATCAACTGAATCCTATCCAGAGTCAAAGGTTCGTAGTCATCACCAGCCGCGGTTCCCACCTTTCGGTGTGTGGACTGAAGCTCACCGTTGCCGGAAGCATCAGTTCGAGAAACACCAAAGTGTGTCGGTGCAGCCAGGTTGGTTGTGATGCCGGCCGGCTCGTTGTTCCATGCACCAGCAACGCCGTTGACGATGATTGAAGCCGTTGGGGCAACAACTGCGAACACGAGGTCAGCAGGCATCGCAGCGGGGGCTGTAAGGTCCTGAGCTTGGTCGAATGTCATCACGGTCTCAGTGACTGTGTTAACACGCTGTGCAGAAGCAACCGTTGCGTAGGTATCCATTCGAACGATATCGACGGTTGAAAGCGCCTGGTTCAGGGTCAGACCTGTGGAACGACCTGAGTAAGGCTGTGCAGCGTTATTGACCTGGTCAAACAAGTAACCAAGAACCGCTCCACCATAAACGGCTCGCTGGTTGGCGACGGTTTTCACGTCCTCACCCAGTTTGCTCATCTCTGCATCAACGTAGCTGATGAAGGCATTGGGACCGGTTTTTGCCGAAGCAATCGCGGGACCAGTGATGGCGAATCGGCCATAAAGGAACTTAGCATCAACTTCAAGTCGCTTAAATTCTTGCGTTCCAGCAGTGGGCAGTTGTCCGTCGTCAGGCGAGAAGCCAACGCCGGTGTTACGTGCAACGTGAACTGGAATTACGACTCGGCGGCCGCTCCAATCTACAGAAGCTTTATCGAACATGTCATATACCAGGACTTCCTGGTTTAGTTGCTCAGCCAGCGGCCCGAGGTAAAATTCCTTCAGGATAGCGGTGAGGGTTGAAATAGTAGCCATTTGTTTGTTCTCCTATCGAACGTTATTTGAGGTTGTTCTCTCTTTTCCAGAATGCGAGCGCAGCATCTCTTGCTTCACTCATTGTGCGTGGCTTTGATAGAGTTGATGGACCTGATGCTCCTGTTGCTGAGGGTCGGCGTGGTGCTGCATTTGTTGTGACATCTTTATGATTGGCCACATGGCGAGCGATTGCTTTTTCCTCAACTTCTCCTACCCAGTTGCTGTACATTTTTGCGACCTGTACCATATTGGCGTCTGGGTCGTTGACAACAGCTTGGAGAAGAACAGACTCGGGAACGCTAGGGAATTGAGTTGTAACACTCTGTAGTTCGGCCTCAAGGTCGTGTACAGCTTGTTTCTCTTCGAAGGTCCTCAGTCTCGATTCCAGGGATGAATAACGGTCATCGGCCGGGGCGTCCTGTTCATCAAAGTCTGAGAAGATATCATCGAACTCATCTCTAACCCGTTCCTCCTTAGGAGTTGCGGTCTGGTTTTCCATCTGGGCACGTAGTTCACTTAGCTGTTGTTCAAGTTTGCTGTTCTTCGATTGAAGTTCATTCTTCGTGTCGATAACACCCTTGAACCTTTTGTAAGGTACTGCGTGTCCTGAATCAGTTTCTCCCTCATGGGTGGACGAGTCCTGGGATTCTTTCTTTTCGTCCTTTTCTTCGGTCTTGGCTTCCGATTCCACGCGGGTTTCGGTCTCGACCACTGCTTCTTTTTCAACTGAAGCTTCTTCCGCTTCAGATTCCAGCCTTACACTTAGTTCGGCCATAGCTTCTGAATTCAACAGAGCCATATTGTCACCTCTTAACGTCCGTAGACGAAACAAACGCCCTTTAAGGCAGGCGGCGCCTATTTTAGATACTGGAATAGATTTCCAGATTAATGCTCAACAGTTGTGAAAAGTTCCTCTTCGTTTGTGTAGCAGAAGTATCCTTCTTCTTGTAGCTCAGACACAGATTTTCCTGTTTTTCGTTCAAGGCTTAGAACTTCCGGAAGGTTTGCCGGTGGTTCTCTTCGCCTCATTACGACGTCAATCATTGCTTGGTCGATTCCCTGAAGCGCTAGTGCCACTGCAATAATCAAATCGTCATGTGCACCGTTGGCATGGTCCGGGCGTCCTTTTTCGTTGTAGATAAATGTGTTGATTTGAAATTGGAGTCTTTCATCGTCAGGAACTAACGCATGGCCATTGATTGCACCCTGAATTCCTGACAACAGAATTGGTCGTGTTCTTGAATTGGTGTTGAAACCTATCTTAGATGTCCATGCCTTGTTGATGTCATCATACTTTTCGTTTGTGTATAGTTTTCCCCATTCTTGATGCCTGAGGTACTCTATTACGCTTAGACCATAGCTATTTGACTCCACAACTACTGTACAGTTATATTTCTTGCATTCAGAATGAACCAGCCTTGCAAAGTTTAGTGGGCTTTCACGATTAACGAATGTCGAAACTATCTTTCTTCGTGTTCCAGTGACATCCAAAACTGCGAATGCAGAAAAGTCTCCTGTTGTGGAACCTGCGGCAGTATCAACCCCCATCACATATGCTTGATTCTTTCCCGGTGCTTCATATTCTATGTAGCCTGTATCAAACTGGGCGTGTGGATAAACCTCATCAAAGAACCTATCACCTGAGGAGATGAAACAGGTCAACTCATCTACGGCATATTCCTGACAGAAAATTGCCCACGAGTTGGTGCATCTAATTGCCAAGGTCTGCGCAGCCCACCAAAGTTGACCTTGTGTTAATCCCCACTCTTTTCCGTATTCAATAAGTTGTTCTGTGGGTTTGATATCAATTTCATCCAAAGAATAATCGGGCTCCAGCAACCAGCTGATGAATGTCTTGTCAAATCCGTTGTTTTGGTCGACCCACATGCTATGGAAACCGTTAAGACCTTGTGCTGTTGTCTCAATTATGATGCTTGAGTTACCAGTTGCGGTTTGGAAAAGTCCAGCAACGGTCATTGCAATATCTTTCCAGAATGCAACCTCAGAGCAGTGAATATTATTGTAAGTTGCACCGCGGAAGTTCTGGCCGGATGCTGAGGAGATTCGAACTGTTCCACCATGAAAGAAAACGATTTCATTTGCAGACGACGTCCTGGTTCTGAACTGAAGGAACTTCGGTAAGTGGTCGTAGAAGGTTTTGTAGATTCGATAAATGTTGCGGACGGCTTCATGTGTGTGAGCAACAATCAAGCTTCTCTCATTCGGTGTGAACAATGACTTCCAGAAGAAAATAGCAGCAATCAATGTTGATGAACCAAGCTGGCGTGCCTTGAGCACCATCTGCCATGGATTCATCTCAATCTTTCTGAGTAATTCGATTTGTGCCGGCTTCAATCGAAAATCGATTAGGTTGCCGTCCCTATCAATAATCTTCAGGTGGTTTTCACAAAAATATACGAAGTCACTAGAACATCTTTGAATCTCATCAGAGAACAAGGCCATCTTATCAGCGGCGGTTATCATGTCAATCCTTTAACGTCGCGAGACGAGTCTGCGCCCGTTTAGGTCGGCGGCACCATTCTCTATACTTGTGAATCAACCGTCCTCTTCCTTTTCTTTCTTCTTGCCGATGGTTTTCATCCTCTCTTCATCGGACGTTTCTTCATCATCCTCATCCATTTCGCACTTTTCAGCACCTTTCATGATGATGGAGAGATTGATTGCCCTGATGTCATCAAAATCCAAGTCTTCCAATTTTTCAAGCATTTTCTGTGCAGCTGAGCGCGTCGCTTCACTGTTCTTCATTATACACCCATAGAATTAGAAGAAACATGCAACCGTGAAGGCTGCTGCTGCTTCATACAGAAACATGTTATCTGGTTCACTCTGCCATGAGACTTCTAAAATCCCAAGAGCTGGAATTGGGACTCCGTCGCCTGTTGCTGCAGCTGTAATCTCTCTACCTCGAATGTAGATGGTTGCCCCTGTGTCATTGCATAACCATAGTGTTCGAGGGAACTTGGTGATAGTTCCGGCGTCACCTTCTATTTGGTCTACAACCGCCTCTTTAAAGGATTCCGCTGTTCCAGCTTCTGCATTTGCAGGAAGTGAAATGAAAACTGTGTCGCTTGTTACTGTTGGCAGCGAACCATACCATCTACTGTTTAATCCCATTATTTTCTCCCGTCGTTGATGCCCATAAGGGTTTCAGGGTTGTTGGCTTGGTGGGCATAGCCCGCTTATTAGCTATGCCCACCAAACTAAATGTCTTCTAACTTACTCAGGCTGGACAGCTACCAGATTGATGAAGACCGATGCGCTACCGTTGCCGCTGCCACCGATGCACTTGCTTCGAAGTGACAGATACTGACCGCCGCTCACCCGCAGCTGGTCGCTGGCACCCGAGAGATATAGTTCCGCAGCAACTGTGCCCGAGAGGAAAGGTAGAATCTCTCCGTCTTGAATAGCACCGGTGCAGATAAGAACTGCCTCTGTGTAAGTATCATCCGAACCACTGACGCCGATATCGATTCGGGTATCAGTTGAGGCGCCTTCTGTTTCTTTAATACCCCAAGCTGAGGTAATCTTCCAGTTACCTCCCGGGATAAGTATTGAGTTTGTTTCACCTGCCGCACTTCCGGAAGGAGCGCTCAGCTCAACTGAGACAACATCCGTCCATACGGGCTGCTTATTTACGATTGTGTTTGCCATTTTGTAGTTTCTCCTTGTCTTTTGACTACATCTACTTTTACGTCAAAACAGAAACCACTCGGCCCTGTCTTTTAGATACTGGTTACTTTTTCCCACCAGCCAAGATTTTGAGCACTGCTGCATCACCAAATTCGCCCTCTTCATCTGACTTCTTCTTGAGTGTGATATCAGCCAACAACCTGAGAGCTTCAATCTTTGCCCTGTGGTGTTGTGCTGTGTCACCATCAATATCATACAGAATCTGTAGACAGACAGACTGAATGTCTTTTTCATCCAGTTCGACTTCTGGTAGCTTCCTGATGAGCTTCTGAACTTCTTTAATCGACATACGACACCTCTATTAAATACTGGACTTAAACAAAAACCCCCAGGAGATGAAAGCCCGGGGGTTCCTGCAAGATACGGTCAACCAAGAGAATAGGAGGGGTTGACCAAGATATAAGTATAGGCTACATCTCAGATTTGTTTACTTTTTAGATGAACGCCACTGAGAAGCGATATCAGCTAGACCCTGAATGGAGATGTAAGCTAAAGATATAGCCACCCAGTGTTCTGAACTGAGGGAAGCTGTAGCTAGAAAAGCTGAGGCAGCTATCCAGACAAGTAACTTTCTACTGAGGAGACGATTAAGATGTTTGTCGAGTAAGTGACGCATGTTTAGATACTGGAGGCGCCTTTTTTTAGTTAAAGCACAACTATTACCCCCTGGCAGAAGGGGGCTTTCTTATCAATCATATCTACAAGTCACACCTAATTGGTGGATAAGTTCTTCAGTTCCTCGGAGGATGAGACCACATGGGTTCTGCCATTGAAGGAACTTTCGCATGTTGCGCAATATACACGGCTCTTTGCAACCGCTGTTGACCGCAGCAACTCTCTAATGTGCACAGGACGGTTTCATTTTCCCCTGGCTTGACCGAAGTCACCAGTGCCCAAAGATGCGATGTCATGCATCGTCTTACACTCAATACACCTCGCCACCTGTTGTGAGTCATCAGCAGCGATAGAAAAGTTAGAGAGTCAGAAGACTTGTAGAATGTCAAAGATAGAATTAGCATTTAAATGGATTTGGGTTTGCAATCGTTAATAGTTAGTATGTTTATCATAGGAATAAGTATGGTGTTTAACACAAAAGCTTCAATCTTTTTTCACTTTTTATAAAAAAAGGCGAGATTTCAGTTTTGACAGGATACTTAGTCAAATGGCACACGCATCAAAACTTCTTTTTAAGGCATCTCTTGCCGAGATAGGCGACAAAATGGGCCTATCAGTGAGTGGTGTTAGCATTGTCATCAACAACGCCTACATAAGGATGTTGCCTAAAATAATACCTGAGGTGTTTCATGGAATGGACAGGGCAAAAAAGGTGAAGTTTGTACAGAAGCACAGGATAGCCATTGACGAGTATTTTTCGTATTTTTTCGCAGAAATGAAAAAAGATTGAAGCTTTCCGAAAGAAGCAGATACTTATAACTATGGAGGGGAGAAAAATGACAAACGAAAAAGAAAAACAAAGAATCCTAGATAGACTGAGATACATAAAGGAGATGGTTGGCATTCTTCGCAATGACATCGAAATCATCAAAGAGAAACTATCCAAGCTAGAGAAAAAGCGATGAAGTTTGACATCAATCTCCTGACGCAAGAAGAAAGACGGGAACTAAACCACCTCAGCCATAAAGTGCTGGAATCACTGTTCCTGGAATATACTGACCCCAAACTGTTTGAGGCAGTGTGCGACTTATATAATGATTTCAGGGATGGATTAGTAGAGAAATACACACATGGAGAAGAAGAATGAGTAATAGAAATAGAGAGAAAAACTACGCTGACTTGAAGCTTTTGATGGATGTCTTTGCATGCCCAGATATCGGCATCAAACTACTAAACACAGTCTATGCATTCCGGAATGCCTTTGCAGCTAGAGGTTACCTGGTCGCTAGGGAGAGAAAAATCCTTATAAAGATGGCATCCAAACACAAATCACTGGCTGATGTGTGGTCGCCAGAAGTGGCTGAGAAGCCCAAGAAGAAGGTAGCCATGGTAACCCCTAGGCAAAGCAAAAAGGGAGCACACAGATGAAACAGGTAAAAACAGAGAAGGTTGTGGCATCAAAATCTACGGCAACTTGCCCGGTCTGTGATGAAACAGTGGAACAGGCCGTCTTTTTCGACCACATGGAAGAAAAACACCCAGAACTTCATCACAATGGACCAAAGCTCTACACCGATGAGGAAGGCAAAGGTGTTCTGACGTATGAAAGCACACCACCCAAATACGTCGTGGAAGCTGTTTTTGTTGATGCGCTTAAAGAAATGGCAGCAACGCTTGAGGTGACAGCACACTCCGAAGCAAAAAAGCTTGGGCAGGTCCCGTCATTTGTTGCGGCCATGGCCATTTGGTTTGCTGAGCTTTCACAGTTAAATGACATCATGAAAGACACACAAATGGTAACACTGACGACCAAGCACAAACTGATTGCTGAGGTGTTACCACTTTGGCTCTTCAGGATTGAGGTTCTGCGAGCCAATGTTGAATTGGATATGACAGAAGACAATCAAACTGTTGTTGGTGCAGCCCGCGAAATGGTCAGCATTATTCAAATGTTCCATCACTTGCTTGATGAAGAACTCGACAAGAAGACAAAAAGGGCGATTGTCAAAGAGTATAAGGCCGGTGTTGAACATATTTCAGAGGAAGCGTAATGGAACGTGCAACCTGGTATGACCACAAGTTATGTGAAGAACATGGGCTCAAGTATCTTTACATCAGAGAGTTTGAACACCCTTCACAGTGCGGGACTTGTGCGCATCCCAAGTGCACATCAAAACAGATTTCTGCCCTGAGGTGGCATCCCAATTGCGGAACACTCCTCAGGTTTGCCGACAGGCTTTGTGGCAGGGACGTATTGGTTGAAGAGACACAAATGACAATAATGAAGCAAATTCAACAGGGTCGACCAACGATTCTCCATGCAACAATGATGAGATGGATTGCTTTGGCATGTCTGAAACGTGACAAAAAGTTTGATGAGAAAGAGGCAAAGAGGCACCGACTGAAAGATGCAATTGAAGAGTATCTACATGAGGAAAGTGGAAACTTTATGACAGCCATGGCACAGGGGACCGGTGGTGCAATTGGTTTTAACTCACATAGTTCAACAGTTTCGAAACACAGCCCAGAAAAATTGCTAATCTGGGCTGAAACTTTTCAGCTGTTGGCTGCTGAGTTTGGTTCCCATGTCCTAATGTGGCTTCTTGGGGAGATATCGACACGAGACGTGGCCCGAATTGAGGGTTGCAAGGTCCGAGAAGTTGAACAAATTCGTGACAGAATCAAAATCTTCTATACCGAAAACTTTCATGACAAACATGGAACCCATATCGACCTGTGCTTAGTATGAGAAGGCGCCCACACTTCATAGGAATATATTTGATAACCCACAAACCCTCAGGTCACGTCTATGTTGGGAAATCGAGTGATATTTTCATGCGCTGGAACGGCCATTTGACCTCTTTGTTAGCAAAAAAACATCACAATCCCGGTTTGCAGGCTGTTTTCACAAAACCTGAAGACCTATCGTTCCAAATTATGGAAATCTGCACCAAAAAGCAGCTTGGAAAGAAGGAAAAGCAGGCAATTGTGGATGCTGCTGCAAAATATGGGCAAAAACTCACCAATGTCAAAAACAATCCGTTGGCCAAACTATTCGCAGGGCCGATTGGTGAGAAGAACGTGCCGGTTAAGCCTTAGCACGACATCTATTGCTTTTTCAGCACTTTCTTTGCCGCCTCTTCACGCAGTTTGGCGCCATGGTCCCGCATGATTAACGACCGGCTGCCTTGGGCTAGGTAGTTCACAACCTCGTCGGTCTTGTCCGCGATGGTCTTGATGACATCCTCAATGTCGACACCCGCAGTCTTTGCCGCACGCTCAACCTGCATGCTGATGTCATCGAAGATTTCTTCAAGGACTTCTTTCCGCTCAAGGTGGGATGTAGCCCTGCGAAGACGCTTGCGGAAGCCCCCACGCCCAGCCGAGCCAAGCATCTTCAGGATGTCGAGTTTTTCAAGCCATGCAGGTGCCGCATCCCGAGCGGGGGCACCCGCCTTGTAAGCTGCCTCTTTGGCGGCTGAGGCGGCAGCCTCTCTTGCCGTAGCTGCCGCAGCGTCTTCCGCCTCCTTCTTAGTCGCTTTGGCGGCAGCTTTCTTTGCATCTAGGGCCAACGAGTCCTTGACCGCTGCGGCCAGTTTGTCACGAAGCTCTTTGAACCGTGCTTCTCCAGCAGGTGTCATGGGCGGCTCCGGACGCGGTTTCAGGGGTGCTCGGCTGGCAAGCTCCTCTGCTCGCAACCTTGCGGCCTCCATCAACTTGTTGTCGCTGGCAATCTCCTCCTTGGTGAGCCGGGTGCCGGCAGCGGTGGTTCTGCCGGCATTCTTCCGGGGTGCCTTCTTGGGTGCGGACTTCTTGATGGGGACACCTTTGACAAGGGCCCTGGCCTTATCTACCTGCCGGTTGAACAGTTGCTTTACCTGTTCGCCGGTCGGGGGAGGCAGCTTATGCCTTAGATGATTCTGGGTGAGCTGCTCTACAATGACTTCCGTAAGCTCCTTCTCAGCCTTCTTCTGAGTCACTTCGGACCCGGCCTCAACAAATTCCCGGGCCAGCTTAGCGAACACAGAACCACCAGCACCTATACCAAGTTTGGCGATAGCCTTGCCCGGGATAAGGTCGGTCAGGTCGAACAAAGGAGACGCCACAACACCCGATGCCTTACGATTCAACTGGCGAATGCGGGCCCGCTCATTATCCTCATCACGTCTACGCTTCAGGTGGTCCTTGGGGGCGATTTGGCTGATGTGTTTATTGAGCTCCTCTCTCAGCGCATCCAACAGCTCAGGGTCAGCCATCAACATGGCCACCTTCTTCTCTTTCTCTGACATATTAGACCAGTTTTTGAGGAAGTCTTCGATTTGTTCTGACCTGGGTGTGTCTTGGTTTGGCATTGTGGCTCCAGCATTGTGTCTTAGCACGACCATCTATTTCCCCTAATGTAGCGTGGACTTAGGTGGACGCCCTAGCCGCGCATTTGCCCGAGATATTAGTTCCTGCATACGTTTGAACACGGCAGGCTTCAGTGCATCAAGCTTAGCCTGGGTTTTCTGCGCCTTTGCACCCTTCTTGAAGGCACGGTCTAAGATGCCCTGCTCAATCCTGTTCGCCAGCTCTTGGTAGGCTGCCCTACTTGTTGTCTCATTTGAAGCATCGTAGATGTGGAATACTAGCTCATCCTCAGACCATCTGGATACCGGACCCTTAGGCTTAACACCAGACAGGTGGTCTTTTACAGCCTTGGACTTCGTAGCATCAACAGCACCACGCCTTGCCCTATCCGCACGCGTCACCCCCATGGGGGTACCGGGCTCAGTGACCTTTGGCTCTTTGGCTTTGTCTGCTGCAGCCTGTACAATATCACGGTCAGCAGCCTCTTTGATACGCTGCTTACGCTTCTTGATTACTGCGGTGAGGTCTGCGTCGATGCTCTTACCCTCTGCCTCAATCTGCCTCTCTAGGTCTGACTTGACCCGGGCCACCCGGGGCGGACCATAGGTCATCGGTTTATCAAAGTCTTCCATTTCTTTAAGCATTTTCTGTGCAGCTTCTACTTTCGGGGGAGCTTTCGGGGTGGGTTTGCCCTTTTTGGATTTGTACTTTGGACGACCGCGCATCTTGCTTATTCTGCGGTGCTGCTTACCTTTAGCTGCAACACCTGCAACTCCCGGGAGCAAGAAGGCCAATAGGTCCATGGCTTCAATCATGGAGAGGGCTTTGGGTGTCTTTCCAATGTCTTCATACTTTTCCAGCATTCCTCGATAGCCACCGCCACTTATGGCGCCTAGAATATCCTGAGGTTCAAAGGCAGAAGCAGGAACCTCTCTCAGGTACTCATGACCTTCTGCTTCATCCTGTTCAATCTTGGCCTGAGCTTCTTTTAGCTTTGCTAGGTCTTCACCTTCCAGACCCAACATCGCAACTTTGCGTTGGTGGTCTGACATCTTCCACCAGTCTTTTGTCCATTTCTGTATTTGTTTGGGTGCAACTAGCTTTGGCATTCTGACGGCTCCGGTGGGGGCCGGATGGCGGCCCTACTTAACACTGGTACCGTTGTTCATGTGTCATTCAACCAAAGCTCACGCAATACAGGGTTGTGTTGTAGTTTTTCTTTGATACCCTTCTCGATTTGGCCGATTCTCATCCTGGTCAAACCAAACACATTTGCGATTTCCTGATGGGACGCATCCCTTTCCTCTTTCTTTGGATAGCTGGTTCCGGGTGTCGGTCCCCTTTTCTTGCGGCTGGTCTTGTCTAGCTGTTTCTTCATGTTAAGGATTGTAAATAATGGGGCTTTTTTGTGTATTTCTGAACGACGGCCATACTTATATATGAAAAGGATGCTGCTAAAGCACCAACACAAGGAGGCAAAACATGTGCAACAAGAAACAACTGATAGAGCTGGTTATGAATCGTCCGATGGGGGCCGTCCGGTATAAACTGGTGCGACGACTATTCCAAATGACAGAAAAAGAGGCAGAGCTCCTGTTGAAAATCATGATGAAGGAAAAGGATGGGGATGCATCACAAGAATGTTCAAATATTTGAAAAGACGGTTCGCATAGAAGAGGGCCTAGGCGAAATATATTAAGCTCGAGAACCTTATTACATTCTATCACAATTGGAGAATATTTACATGAGAATGTCACTATAATAGGGCGACTGTCCAAAGGCCGCGGCGAGAACGTGCTGTATCGACATCACTTCAGCCCCCAGCAGCAGACACCCCTCCCAGTAGCAGACAGGCCCACATAACCTCCCAGCACATATCCCATCCACCCACGTCTTGGCTGGTTACATTTCCTATGGCCACATGGGTTATCCCCAACCCAGATATCATGATGCCATCCAGCCACATCCAGCCATGTCCAGATGTCTTGTTCAGATGAATTGTGTCCGCTGCACGAGAACGTGCAACGTTCGAATGTAAAGGTGTGTAAAAGAGT